AATACTGTGACAACTGAACCTTTTGGTGGTTTATTACCTTCGATAACTTCTTTTGTTCCGTGTCCTTTTGGATTCCTCCTAACAATGAGAGCATCAATATGTTTACCAGAATAGTATGCTTTCTGTGCAATACCACAAACGAGAGGATCAGCACCAAGTGTGAGACCACCAACTGCTTTTGCATCATCTTCTACATGCTCTATCATAAGATGTGATAGAAGTGCATTACCTTCACAAGATAAAGTAACAGGCTTACAATTAATATAATGTTCTGTCTCTTTACCAGATGATAAAGTAAATTGTCCGTGCTTATATGCTCTCTCTTTGAGAAGCAGACGCAATGTGTTTCTATGCGTTTCCATTAGATTCCAAGTAATTTACGTTGACGTTCAAAATATCCATGAAGAATCCAAGAACTACTGTTCAGTTTATCATCTCCACCAACACCCCAGACAAACTCAACACGAGGATTATCTCCATACATATCAAGTTCTGGTGTATTCATTTTACCACGATCTCCACCATTTGCAAAGACCACTGTTTCGGCAATATCTAAACATTTTTGAATCGCTCCACATGCTGATCCTTGCTCATCATCTTCCCAAGAGATGACAGCATCCACCATATCAAGATGACGAATGATTTCTGCCCTCTCCTTCCAAGACAAAAAGTATTGACCTTTTTTATTAGTGAGCCATTCTTCTGTATTGATACCCACAACAAGATAATTAGAAAGATCTTTTGCTCTCTTAAAGTATGAAATATGTCCACTGTGAATGGGGTCAAACCCACCAGTAACCAAACTCAATTTTTCAAAAAACATTAATCGTGATGATGTTGTGGATAATCTTGTTCTTGTGCTTTTTTTGTCATTACAGGTTTACGACCTTCATGACCATGAGCAATACCAAGTTCATGCATTCTTGCATGCTCTCTTATCTCATCTTTGAGGTCTTTGCCACCCTCTCCAAAAGTAAGGTATATTCCATACCCCACTAATCCAAAAATAGAGACAACTATCCAAAATATGAATATGCCTGTTGGTGGAAGTCCACCATAATTACCGTGATTAAGTAATGTAGAAAAAATCATATCACCATGCCGTGAGATTCACGTAGAATTTTTTTGTATGGGCCACCGGGATTTTGATCCCGTGTTTCTTTGACCAATTTTAGTTTTTGATACAATGCAGTATCGCCACCTAAAGTCAATGCTTTTATTATAGTGGCAAGTTCCTTATCGTCAACAGGTAGATCCATTAGGAAAAGAATAGTTCGAGGTTTACAGTTTTTTCTACATTCCACCCAATCGCATCGAGAATGATTTTGAGTGGTTCCAAGAATGATTTGTCAAATTGTAGATCATAATCAATATACTTATCAAGACCAATTTCACGAGGAAAATCTTGGATAAATGATATGATATTTTCGTGAATAATATTTGGTTTTTTCAAGTAACAGAATTTAATTTTTTCACCATTTTGAATAAGTGAATATTTATTATCCAACTTGTGTTTTTTCACATGATGATTAAACAATAATGCACCACGTATATGTATGGGAGTTCCCTTTGAGTATATCGTAGAATGTGCCCGATACTTATCTACATTCGATGCTGTGCGAGGAAATGCTATTTCTTCTGGTGGTAATGTTTTGAATTCCTTACGACAAGCATCAATATAATCAATCATATCTTCTTCTGTGCCATTCATCATGATTGATAAAGCATCCTTAATCATTTTACGACAAGGGGCAGGAGTAGATGATTTGACTGCTTCGATACCCATCATCTTTAGTTTAGGTTCATCATATCTTACACCTTCACTATCCCATACATTTAAGATGTATCTTTTCTTTGCAGTCCAGATTCCACGATCGGCAATGTTCTCTCGTTTCATCTGCATCTTTTGATCGTATGCGTTTACATAGTTCGCCAACGTTTGGTAAGAACTCTCAATATAAGGTTCAAATTCCATCTCACAGATCTTATTAATGAACGTGACAACGCTCGCATTAGTTTTCTCTCTGCCCTCGTATACACGTTCAACCAAAGGCCCCAGATTGAGATAGATAGAATCAGTATCACTAGCAATAACATAATCAACGTCCTCCGTTTTTAAAATATTGTTTAGATGTTTGTTCATCTTGTTCTCTATCCAACGAATAGAGACTTGCCCTGATAAGGTAATCGCTTCAGCATTTGCTAATTTATAATAACGGAAATACTGATTCCCAATAGCACCATAAGCACTGTTGAGAGATATTTTTTTCGCCATTTGGATATTGTTACATCTTGCGATCTCTTTCTCCAATGTCTTTGTGGGTGTTTTTTCATATGCTTTCTTTGCCTCAATCATTTTCTTTTTGAAGACCACGCGATCTCCATACATCTTATCCATGAGTTCTGGTAAAAACCCACGAACATCCTTACGATACATTGCACCATTTGCACATACAGCATTATCCTGATACATTTCAAATGTTATTTCTTCAGATAAAATTTTATCAACGGTGACTGTTGGGTGTTTCTGATCGATGATGGTTTCTGGGGAAATATTATATTGCATAATAAGATGAGGATACAGACTGTTGAGGTCAAAACTAACCACCCAATCATACTTTCCCGGAATCGGTTCTTTGACATATGCTCCTGCGTATTTTTCTGATTTTGATGATCTATTCTTTGGGGGGATTACAATGTTACGTTTCTTGAGATAGTTGTAGATAATAGTATCCCACATTCTCACCTGATAAAACACATCGTTGTAATTTACTTTGGCATCATAGGCCATCGTCAATGCAAGTTCAATCAGTTTCATCTTGTCTTCCAAACGGTCAACAAGTTCTACGTCAATGATATTATATTCAATAAACTTCTGCCAACCTTTTGTGTAGAAATCTTTGAAGGTATCAAACTCTGAGTGATCAAGTTTCTGCTGACCAAGTTCTACCTTTGCAATATAATCTAATCGATACGATTCTTGTGCTTTGTAAGTAAACTTCTTGTATAGATCAAGATAATCAAGTTGTGTCACACCACCAACATCAAAGGTTGTATGTTTACGACCATTAATAAAAACTTCACCTTCAGATACAAGACCCCAAGGTGACATGCGTTTCATTAGTTTTTCACCTATAACACGATCAATTCTCTTACAAATATAAGGAATATCATATAACTGTATGTTCCATCCTGTAATCACATCAGGAACGTCTTGCATCCAATATTCTATGAATGATCTTAATAATTGTTCTTCGGTATGACAACAATGATATGTAACATTCTTTTGTTTATTGTTAAAAGGTTTTACACCCCAAGTAATAATTTGTTTTGTTGTATAATCTTGAATTGTAATTGCAAGTATCTCTTCACTACAAGATTCAACATCAGGGAAGCCTTGTTCTGATGATACCTCAATATCAAGTGTGACTAATTTTATCTGACTAATATCAAACTTAACTTCATCCTCTGGATATTTTTCAGATATGTATTGATAGATATAACGATCATTTCCATAGATATCAAATCCTTCTACTTCATCATACTTCTTGTAAAAATCACGACATTCTCTTACAGTTCCGGGTTTGACGGCATCAACTGGAACACCATTCAATGTTCTATACTTTGTTTTCTTTTTTGATCTAACGAAGAGAGTGGGAAAGAACTCATCTCTATGTGCGTATCTCTTCCCATTCTCAACACCGCGAACCAGAAATTGATTACCAATTAACTGAACATTAGTATAAAATTTCATTGTCGTTCCTCAAGATACATAACTAATTTTTTAGTTCCATCTATATCATCTCCGAGAAAACCTATAACTGTATTACATTTCTTACATATCCAACCTCGAAACTTCTCTTTTACCGGATCATGATCGAAACACATGCTATTCATACTTTTTTGTCCATATATCATAGGAACATTGCAACATTCGCAGAGAGTTCCTTCTGGTGGTTTGATTAATTTAGTGGTTCCCCATTTCTTTATTATAGCAACTTTTTTAGAATTTATTTGAGTGCCTCTACATTCTTTACAAATTTTGCGATGAAATTTTTGTGAACCGTAAGAGTTGATTTCAAAAGCGTGAATAGGTTTGAAAACTTCACACCTTCTACACTTTCGAGTTGAACACTCATCTTCCATTCCAAGTAATTCAGAAAGTGGATTCATTTAAGAAGATCTTCGTATTTTTCAAGTAAAGTAGGTTTGGGATCAATAAGTGTTAAGATCTTATCTGATGATAGCATAAAAACATTTTGATTGGTAGATTCAACCAACCAAGGAGATAAAGTATTATTCTCTCCAACAACAAATGGTTCTGTTAATTTACAATCTGGTTGACCAATATCTGCTCCTATCTCTTCAATCTGTGAAACCAACTTTTGTTGATTCACCAGAACTATCAGTTTGATCGGTGGTTTCTCCATTTAATACATCCTAACTACCCAGTCAGTTGGTAGTGGTATTGCTTTTTCTTTTGCAAGAGGCATCCACGGAAACATTGATATTGATGTTTCTTTCTTTTCATCATTAGATTTTTTTGGTATTAACTTAACCACAACTGGTTTAGTAAGAAAATATCCAATGACTTTTTCTTCAGATACCATCTCTTGAACATCAGCAATAACATCTTCACCTGATTTCAAAAGTAATATTTTTACCGTCATTTAGTTTTGTGTCCTCATATAATTATAACATAAAAAAGGGGATCGTCAAGATCCCCAAGTTCCATCTCGAACTCATGTTTATTTAGAGGTAATCTTTACGAGCATGATGCTCTGGAACTACCTTACCAACGTTTACCGAAAGAAGACCATCTTCAAATACAACCTCTTTGATTTCTATATCATCAGTGAGTTGCCATTCTCTTTTAAATGATCTTTGAGCCATGCCACGATGAACATACTCATTTTCTTTCTTTTCGTCTTTCTTTCCCTCTACAACGAGTTTACCGTGTTCCGTGTAAACTTTGACTTCTTTCTTTTTAAATCCTGCAAGTGCAATCTCTAAAGTAGATTCGTGATTATTTT